ACGCTCCCGACGCAGATGCAACGCCACCCGACACCGCCCAGTTTGCGTCAATCGTCCAACCTGCCGCGCTATCAAGCGTCCCATTCGTCACCAACTCCGGCCCCAAGGTCAGCCCCTGCGACTTATCCAGCATAAGCGCAACGGTCTGCCCTGCGGTCGTGACGGGATCGGTGCCTGCGGTGTCTTGGAATAGCGTGGTCAGGTCGCTTGGATCATACCAAACGCCGGGTTCACCGCCTGCAAAGAGGGACGGGATTGGGTTGCCCCACGGCTGGGCGTTGATCCACGCGTCGATCTTCGCGATACCGGCGGCCTTGATGACCGCCCGAGAGACGTCGTCACGAGGCAGCGGAATGTGATTGCGTGGCTCGTACCAGCGGTGCGTCGGAATGTTTGGCTCGTCAGCCATAGGTCAGAACCCCTTCACGCGCAGCTTGGCGAAGTCGCCGTCTGCCAATTTTCTTTTGACGTGGGCGGCAAAGCCCTGCGTCCCGATGGCCTCTCCACACTCCCGGCTCCACTGCTCTGCCACGACGAGCGGGATGCGGCCCGCCAGGCGATACTTTGCGTGGCCGAAGGCGGAGGGTGCCGTGGTGGCTAGATCCGCGTTGCTGTCGATCAGCGAGGACACGTCCTGTGATCGGCTGATCGTAAGATTGCCATCCTCCTCGACCATACGCTCCATCACGCCCGCTGGCGTCAGTGTCCAAGTCATTCCGCGTCGTCCTCCTTAGGCCGCCGCTTGGGCTTGGCCGTATCCTTGGCGGTCGCCCACGCGCGATCGATTAGGATGTCCGCCGTCTCCTTGTCTACGTCGCCCGTCCAGCCCTTGCCGCGGTGCGCGCCATCGACCCACGGCCCGGCGTCTGTAGTGATCTCGATTTTCATGGTGGTGTCATCCATTTGTTGGTCAGGGGGCCGGTCGCCCGGCCCCCCAGGTTACGCTCAGAGTGCCGGATCGATGTCGGCGACGACGCCATGCGCCAATTCCGTATCCACCTGCAGGCCGAACTCTACCGCGATCAGGCGGCGCTCGGCGTGGCCGGTGCGCGCCAGCGGGGTCTGCTTGGCCTTCTGCAAGTAGCAGATGCGAGCCATCGACGGGTCGATGATGTACAGGTCGCGCGTGCGGGTAAAGCGCGAGGGGACAACCTGTAGCGTACCGAAATCGCTGACATAAATGTCAACTGCGGACGTGATCGTCTTCGAGCTGTCCATCTCCTGATACCGGGTAGATGTCCCGGTGAAGGTTTTGGAGATCTTCTGCTTGACGCCAGCGCCACACAAAATGATGGACGGCTCCGCGCCTGCCGTCCAGCAGTCAGCGATGACATCGTTTAGCATCAATTCAGTCAGCGCCCGGTCAGTGCCATCGCCAGGTGCGGCGTTGGGGTAGCCCGCAGTCGTGCCTGACAGCGTGGGAGCGGTGGCAGTCGCGCCGCGGTCCACGTTGGTACGCAGGAATGCCGACAGGGAGGCAGTCTCGCGCGCAGTGCCGGACGAGCCAGCCACGGCGGCGTTGTTCAAGCCAGTGCAGGCGAGTTCCATGTCGCGCTTAAGCTCCTTGAGCTTAAGGGCGACCTGCTTAGCCAAGCTCTGCACGTTTCCGCCAGCGCCAGTAACGCTGTCGGCAGTGGTCGAAACCTCAACCACCTTATCGGACAGCTGGCAATAGTTTCCAAGGCGAACCGCGTTGTTAGGCGCGTCGTTGCCTGGGGCAGATTCGCCTTCAGCCACCACGTTGGATGCGGCTGCTGCCAAGCTGACCACGGGCCACTCGAAATATGTGTTGGACACATTTTTCGACCCGACGGCCGTCATGAATGGTACCTCGGTCGGGCTGATGCTGGTCAAAGCCTCACTGAGGTCTTCGCGGATGGTTGTCGTATTGTACGTCTCATTTGTGTTAGCTGTAACGGCCATGATGTGGCTCCTATGCTGTTGTTATTGAAGCAAAAAACGGGTCACGTCATCGACGCTGCCCGTCCGTTTCATCTGAGCCTTCAGCTTGTCGCCCTGCACCCGCTTACCCGCCTGCGCTGACACTTTGGCACCCGGCTTTACGGATGGCGTCCTCTGTGCCTGCGCCGCAGGCGCTGGTGTATCCCCCGATACCTTGCCGACCTTGCCCGCCATTAGCCGCCGGAATTGGGCGGCGTCATGCAGGACGCGGATGGCTCGGCTGTCGGTGATCGTCCCCAGTTCCTCGGCGGAGAGGTCGTAGTATTCGGCCCCCGCCTTCAGCATCTCCGTGCGTGCCGCCTCTGCAGTCTCCCGCTTGGCGAACGCTGGCACGGCCCGCGCAAGTTTTTGGTGCTCTTGGCGCACATATTCCATGTGTGCCTGCTCACCCGCCTGCGCGACCTCAGCCTTGATGCGCTCGGATTGCTGCATCGTGCCTTGGTACGTCTGCATCTCCTGCTCATATTTTACATGAGCCTCAAGATAGCCGATGGGATCTGTCTGGACTAGGGATGGGTCGGGTCGCTCTGGCGGCCGCGTCTGGATGCGGCCCTCCTGCGCTGCGGCCATGAAGGCCGCGACTTGCTGTCGCTCTTGTTGCAACTGCTGCGCTGCCGCGTTGGCTGTCTTTTCAGCCGCCGCCACGTCGCGCATCCGCTGCTGGATGAAAGCCTGGCCTGAATAACTGCGGGTCAGCTCGGATAGGGGAACCTGCCGTTCGACGCCGTCCACTTTTACAGTGTACAGCGGCTCCGCTGGCTCGTCCTCATCAACTTCCGCCTCGTCTTCGTCTTTGGCTTCGTCCGTGTCGTCATCGTCGCCCTCGTCTTGGGCGTCATCCGCGTCGGTATCGTCATCCGCGTGGTCCTCATCGGACTGCGTCAGATCCTCCTCGGTATCGTCATCTTCTTCGACCGGCATGCCCTCAAGAAGGCTGTCGGCCACGGCGTCGATGTCTCCGTCGTGTGCAGTCGCGTTAGCCACGGTGCTGCCCTTTCCTTATCCGATGCTCGAAAAGCTGGCCGTCAGTGATGACGGATGTCAGCTGATCTCGCACCGCGTTTAGCGCGCGGACCATCCGCTGCGCCTCGATCAACTGTGCGTCATCGCACGCTTCGCTCTTAAACACGTCGATCTGTGTGCATATTAGCACATCAAATGCCTCCATGAAAAGAGGATCGTCCAGTATGGCCCTCGCGCGGGCCGCGCGCTGCGTGACATCCATCACATGCCCCCGCCGCTACCGGGCGGCATTTGCCCCTGCTGCGGCTGCTGCACGCTGGTCGCCGCCTGCTCCGCCTTTATGCGAGCCGTGTCGAGCGCGATGCCGTATTTGCCCGCGACTTGCGCCATCGCGATCTCCATATCTTGCGTCATGCGGTCCCGCTCGCGGTCGTCCTGCAACTGCGCCTTGTAGGCGTCCAGTTGGATGCGCTGCGCGTCGGTGGCCATCTTGGCCTGCGCCTTGATCTGCTCCGCCTGCACCAGCGCCTGCGCCGGATCGCCGCCCTGCTGCCCGCCCTGCTGTGGCTGCTGCGCCTGGCCGGGCTGCGGCGGCGCGATGGGGAGCCAGTAGCGGTCGGCGTTGTGCAGGCCGTTCATGGACAGCATGTCCGCCAGCGTGTTGCGCATCTGCTGCAGGCCCGCGACCGGGTTTGCGGGGCCGTAGGCTTGGATGACCTGCTGCTGCAGGGCCAGCGTCTGGCCCAAGACGGCCAGCTTCTGCTCCTCCTTGCCGGTGCCGAGGCCGACATTGACGGTGGCGTCCATCTCGCCGTCCCAGATGCGCGGGTCCATCGGGACGTACGTCCCGTTGATGCGCAGCATCTCCTCCTTTACGCTGTGCTGCGACATGAGGCGCAGGATCTGGCAGAACATGCGGCGCATCCCGGTGTAGCCGAGGTTGCTCACCATGACCTCCACCTGGCCCGCGGCGGCGCCCACAGTCGCCTGAACGGCGGCGCGGGTGGTGGACTGCATGGCGTCCGGGTCGAGGCCCATAGACGCCCGCGTGACGCCCGTTTTGACCTCCACCATCTGATCGACGTATTGCAGCGCGGGCAGCGTCTGGCCAGCCACGAACGGGACGGCAATGTCGCGCAGCATGCCGGGCGCGTTGACGCGCACGACGCCGCCGATCTCGTTGTTGAGCAGGTCGTCCATATTGACCTGACCCTTGACGGCCTCCATCCTCGGCTGGTTGGTCATCATGACGTTGTCGAGGATGCCGCGCAGGATGCTGGTCGCGGCGTCCTGATCCGCCTCCACGATCTCGACCAGGGATCGGCCAAAGTATGTGTGCGGCTCCGGGTCGATGTGCCACCCGGCGAAGGGGTGGTCGTCCACCGGCTCATAGTCCAGCAGCGTATTGCCCGACCCGCCCAGGAGGAACTTGTGCAGGACGGGGATGCCCGTGCCGTCCACATCGACGCGCATGTACGCCTCGGTCATGGTGACGCTCTTCATGCTCGGATCGACCGCGCTCTGCTCGTCATTTTGATCCAGAGAGTATCCGCGACGGACCTCGCCATCGTCGTCGTCGTCGGCGTCGGCGTCCAGCCCCAGGGCGATCTCCTCATCGATGCCCATCGCAATCACGTCGGCCACGCGCATCAGCGTCCGCTGGCCGATGACGTAGAAGTCGGTGTCGGATCGGGCCGAGCGGTTGATGAAAAATTCTTCCGGCGGCACGGTGTCGATCCGCAACTCGCCCTTGGGGTCGCGCCGCAGCACGCGGACATCGTGAAGCTGCGGCAGCACCTCCGGCATCTGCGGCATCTGCGCCGGGTCGATCTGCTGACCCGTCGCCTGCGCCTGCTGGGCCATCATCTGCGCCTGCTGGATTTGCTCCTGCATCATGCCGATCGTCGCCTCGTCGTCGTACGCCTCATCCGACAGCATGGTGATGCTGGGGTCGTCACTGATGGCCGCGAACTGGTCGTCGTCCAGCCCCTCGAAGGTGAAGATTTTTGGCTCCTCATACTCCGCCCAGTGTGTCTTGGTGAAGCCGCAGATGCTGACGAGGGCGTCGTGCGTCGTGTCGCGCAGGATCTGGTATCCGTTGCTCTGGCGGAACTTGGCGTTGGCGTAGACGCCCGCCTGCTCCATGCTGGCGACATCCTCCGGCCCGCTGGGCTTGAACTCCACGGGGCGGTCGCTGGTCATAAAGACGCGCTGGATGCTGGGCTTGACGGCGCGCACGGTGTCGCGGCACTTCGTGGCCACGATCTTGCTGCGGCCCTCCTCCTCGCCAATGTCCACCTGGCCGGAGAAGTAGCGCATGGCCTTCTCCCTGCGCGGCTGGATTTCCGTCTCGATAAAATCAATGGCGTCCTCGACGGCAACGCCGACGATGCCCTCGATTTCGTCCTCGGTCAGCGCGCGGAAGGCGGCGTCATCCTTGGCAGGCTCGGCCTCGCCGAAGACTTCGTCCAGCATCAGCTGCGCCTCGTCGTCCGTCGCCAGTTCTGCGTCTGGGCCGTATGTCTCTTTTTTCATCGTGCGCCTTCAATCTGTGACAAGAGGCCTGGGATCGGGCGAGCCAAGGACGGCAGAACCGACGGCGTGGGGGGCGGCATGACGCCCGTGGCAAGAGCGCCGCGCAGACCCTGCCCGCGCGCTACGGCAATCGCGTCCGATGCGGTCTTGGCCCCCGCGCTACCAAGCGTGATTGCCGCCATCATTGGGTTGGCGGCAATAGCGCCGATGTTCAGCGCCATCATCAGGCCATTACCCGACGGTGACATCTTACCAATTAGGCGCGTAAGGTTTTGCGGCAGATCACCCTCTATGTATTTGCGCATGAGGCCAAGTTCCTCGGCGGAAAAATATTTCGCGCTCTTGCCCTTCACGATGGACGTGACCGCCTGCCTATATTTGTTCTGTATGTTTCCGCCAGACCCTGACCCGGCGGTCGTGAGTTCCGCGTCCGCAAACGCCTTGTCAATCAACTCGGCCTTCTTGTAGCGAGAGTTGGCCACGCGGGCGGCGTTCATCAGCGCATCGGTGTCGGGCAGAGCAGCGATCTTGTCATCAATAATGTCTATCATGTCGAGAATGGCGGCTTGGCTCTTGTCGGCGTTATACCGCGCCGAAAGCCCCTGCCGGATTTTGTCCAATTCGCCAATAGTTGTCGATTTCCCCGCGTTTCGTTCGAGGATGGTTAGGGCCGCTCTGGTCTGGGCGTCCACATCCGCGACATAGCTTTTCTGCTGTGCCGCCACTTTAGCCCGCGCAAAAATGTCGTCCATAGTGCTGGCGTCGAATGTCGCGCCGGAGTCGTCTACCGCCTTGTACGCCGCCTGCTTTGCTGTCTGTAGCGTGTCCAGCGTTGGGTTCTTTGACGCGCGGTCAAACATTGCGTTGACAGTTTTGCTGGCCGTATTCACTGCAAACGGCGTGAAAAATGCGCCCGCCACGCGCGCCACGCCCTGCGCTGTCTCCCCAAAACCAAGAGACTCTGCAATCTGCGCGCCGCCCTCGGACCCAACCCCAGACGCGACGGCGCTGGTTACGCCGCCACCAAAGGCAACACCCGGCAGCATCTCGGCTAC